TCAAACGTCCGACTAAACGGTATCTCTTTTAATTTTATTCTTCCTGTTTCTTTCATTTTCTCTTCTCTCCCTCTTATTCGATCATCCTTTTCTTCACTGCGGCTAAGGTCTGCTGGTATCCTCTTATTTTGTTTTTTTGATCAACAAACAAAAAGGATCTTTTCTTTGTGGCGAAGACGCCAGACATCCAAGCGCCTCCGCTGTGTGAATTTGTAAACAAGGCAGGGACAAATCACGACAGTTTCTGCCAAACAGCCCTAACGCTGCGATACTTTACCGCCTGGTAAGTTATATCGCTTAATAAACACTGTAACAGTTTCTCCAGTGTCCACCAGTTCCGGGTTGCTCCGCGTTTTTTATATCTCTGATTTTGTTCCTTCACATAATGATCAAGTAACGCTTTTTCATCAGCAGTCAATAATATTTCAACCTGCACGCTGCATATTTTCGCCATCTTATCCCCTCCTGCGCTAATCTTCTATATAACCGATGATTTCATAATCATCTTCATCCAGCTGTCTATATACCGGTCGGTAACTTTTTCCATTTCCCAAAATATACTTTTCTCCATTCCATTCTCTTTCGATCAGGATCTCTCCATTTTCCAAAAATACATTTAACGGATCTTCCAATCCATATGTACTGACCTGTGGAAATTTCTCTTTAAATTCTGTAAGTGTTAATCCTTTTAACATCTTCCTGCCTCCATTCTTTTTGATCTGCCATCATCAGAGCCGGGCGATCATCCCGCGGCTGACGCTCCAAGGTGGAGCGTTTCGGCTAATCTGCTAAAATCTGTCTTGCAGTATTAAAAACATAAAGTCTGTTATGTGAATGATGTTTAAAATCTCCATTACCAGCGATTAAACGCCCGATCTTTTCATATTTCAGACTTAAAACTATCAGATATTTTTCTAACAGTTCATCCGGGCATTTTAAACATTCTATAGCGTTTTGGATTTCGCTTTTCTTACTATTCCAGGCAATACCGTCAATATGCACCTGTTTTTCTTCTTCGAGCTCTTGAAATTCTTTCATAAGTTCAGTTTTTTTCATAAAATCAACCATCCTTTCATTTTCCTATAGATACAGTTCCATAAGTCCCACATTTTTATTTTCAACTAAGACAACGCCTGGGCGGACAACGGAAACATACTGTTTTACAACGTTCTCGATTCGCTCGTTGCTGTAATACGGTGCCAACTTTTGGCGTGTGTATTCTTTCGCTTCTTCAAGTGCCATCATCTTCATATAATCAACCATCCTTTCGTTTTATGCCCTGTCTCATCGGTGCAGGTGGGGCAGTTCCCGCAGACCGCCACGCGGCGGTTTCGACTAAATATTTTTGGCTATCTCTTCTAGCAATTCCGTTTTGGTTTTCAAGTCTTTTGTATTTTTTAACAATTCTTTTATTTGCTCCGGAAGATTTAACAATCTTGCATGACCGATTTTATCAATCGCAACTTGGTATCTTTTTTCTAATGCTGTCATCATATTTCATCATAACCTTTCTATATGTGTTGGTCTGCCATCGTCAGAGCCGCGGCGACCGGTCCGCAGCTGACGCTCCAGATCGGAGCGTTTCGGCTTAATATTTTATATAAATCCTGTTTTCATCTTCATAAACGATAGAGCCGCCGGGATAAGTGATTATTCTTTCTACCATCCCCGGGAAATCGCCCGGTATCGTTATTTCAACGTCGTTCCCGGTAGTTTCAATTTTTAATGCCCTTCCTAAAAATGTTCCGTCTGGTGTAAATACTTTTTTCATGTTTATGCCTCCCTTGCAATTTCTACTTTGTCAATGTTTCCGGCTTCCACTTCTTCCAGGATGTCTTTCAGCTCATCCAGAATATCCCCTTCCCTTGGTGTCTCGAATGTATAATTGTCGTTGCACTCTTTTCCTTCAATCTTGATTCTATAGATCATGTTTTTGTCCTCCCTGTAATTTGTTTTCCTGTTCTTTATGATTATATTATAGTCGATTTTGAATATATTGTCAATACTTTTATGTTCATTTTTGAATATTTTTTATTTGTACTTGAATATATTTTATCTCTATGTTATTATTTTCAAGAGGTGATAACATGAGTGCAAGTAAACAAATTAAACAGGCAATGTTAGAAAAAAACATCAAAGTTTCCGATCTAGCTGAAAAAATCGGCATGAAACCACAACCTTTAAGTACCAAGCTCTATCGTGATACCATGAGTTACTCAGATGTTGAGAAAATAGCAGATGCTCTTGGCTGTGATGTCAGGATCGTTGATCGGGAGACTGGAAAAACATTTTAATTTTCCAGACAACAAAAAAGGAAGATGCTCTTTTGTCATCTTCCTTTTACATTTATTGCTTATTCTATTTTTCTTTCTCTTTTCCTTATTTCCAGGACATCTGCAGCTCTCTTTTTTGCGCAACACAATCCGAAAGATACAAATTTATCAACGTCTGATATGGAATCCCGGAACTCTCCGACTGCGCTTTAAAATAATCGATCACATCCCCATCAAGATTTATTGTTACCTGTTTTTTAATCCTCTTTGAATACGGGTTTTTCCTCGGATTCAAATTCTTAATATCGTATTCTTCTCGCATTTCTACCACCCTTCCTGATATATCTTTTTCTCGCTCTTTGTTGCTTCTCTTGCAGAAATTAAACGAATAACATTATCATCATCACGATAACAATGACTTACAATGCATATTTTCGTTGATTTAATTGCGCCAATGATGAGAAATCTGTCTTCATAAAGCGAATGGTCTGGATCATCAAACAGGATAGCGTTTTCGTCTCCAAAGACTTCTACTGCTTCCTCGAAAGATAAGCCATGCTTTTTCTTATTAATTTTATTCTTATTTTCATCCCATTCAAATCTTATGTTTTTCATAATTATATTATAATTATTTTATAATTATTTGTCAAGCTAATTTTCAAAACTTGATAAATAATTTTCCCTTTCAAATTTTTGTTGCGACGTCGCAATTATTCTACTTTATTCGGCGCCATGAACCGATTATAAAACTCTGTCAATGCTCCAGGCTCTTTACTGTTTCCGATCCCGTGCTCCTGGACATATTGTTTCATTTCAAGAATCGTTTCATGCGGGATCAAAAACTCATCTTCCGGCGTGTCGTTTTTCAAATTATCAAATGCTTTCTGCAGTGCTGCTTCGTCAACCGTAAATAAAGAATCCATGGAGAATCCATTTTCACTATCTTTCTCTCCGAATTTTTTATTTGTAAATACGTTAACATCCGGATTTGCCAGCTGCTGTTTCACAATCTCACTTTTTGCTGCCTGTTCTGCCACATGTTTCGTCAATGATGTCGGATATGCAATTCCCGGACTCAGAGAGGAGGCTTTCGCATCTTCAGCTGGTTTCACAATACCAACCACGGTAAGATCTTCCCCATTCGCTACAAGTGATTTCATATAATCTTTATTATCCGTCTTATCTTTCCAGACCTGATACTGACTGTCATACTCATAATAATCCGAACTGTTCACAAGCTTGAACTTTGTTCCGATAATATCATCATAAGAATAGGTTCCCAGATCATCCGGTGTAGTAACATTTTCCTCTTTCATAAAGGACTGGATCATCTCATCAAGCTCCAGCGGATCACGAAGTCCCAATGTATAAAGCATAAAATCACTCATTCCGCCATTCGAAGTCAGAACCACAACACATTCATTATATCTCTCTGGCCAATGACCCTTTTCCACTTCATACTGATTTTCATAGAGTTTGCTACTCTCCGGCATCTCATAAAAAACATCTGTACTCATCATAGATGACATCATACTGTTCGTACTTATAGAAGAACCCAATCCCATAGCTGAAAAGGATTGATCTGGATTCACCTGACGGATACTGTCTTTATTTTCTTTATAAATCTGCGGAGAAACGCTGTACTTATATTCTATAGCATTCGTATATTGTTCCACTCCACTCTTGCCAGTATCAAGATACTTCTTCAAAGCACCAAGGTCATTTGAATCCATTGTGGAAAACATATTCGTCACCATCTGAATTACTTTAACCTGATCCTTTGACTTTTTCTTTGTATCTGACTTCTCTTTGTCTGTTTTTTTATCATCCGCAGAAGCACTGTCCATCCCAACCATCATGGATGTCAGATCAAAGCCTGTACTTTGTATCTGCAGCGGATATTCTGAAAGCGTCTCTTCCTCTACGTTCTGAATATATTGATTCACACCTGTAGATAGAGACAGAATTAATGCA